TAAGGATCAGTAAGTGAACTGTGATTTACGTTAGCCATATATAGCCCCTGCATCAGTTAAAGATATGATAACATACTTTATCTATCTTGTCAAGAAAAAAATGAGGATGCCCCTAAAAAACTTAGGGACACCCTAGTATTTTATGGTTCGATGTATTCGATAACCAACTTGGCTTCACCAGCAGTAAAGGCTGCTGTGCCGTAGTTAGCTTCGATGTACACATCCGCTGCACCAACAGTGGCTGTACCACCGACTAGATCACCGTTACAAGCTACACCCTTGTTAGCTGCGAGAGCCGCAAGAGCAACAGTTGCGTCGATACCGTCAGCATCTACAGTAGCACCTGCTTGTGTGTAAGCACCAATTGTCAACGTAGCTGCACCACCTGAGGTGAAGGCTGAAGTGACAATAAGGCTCGCTGAAGTGATGTACGAACCTGCTGGAATGAAAGCATCGTGATCTTGGGGAGTCGCTGCTGAAGAAGCAAGGTCTGTCCCTGTGATCGTCATTACCAAAGCTTTCTTAGGAGAAACTGCTGTGCCACGCTTTGCTGGAACACCTGCTTCACCAGCCGTAAGGATTTCCAGACCGTCTGCATTAACATATGCCATGATTTAGTCCTCCTTACGCTACTGTTGGTTTCGTGATAACACGAACCATGTTTTCAGGACGATACAACTTGACACCATAACGAGCCGTTGTTACGAACTCATGACGTTGATGGTCTTTGTTGTACTCATAGTCAACCTCAGGCATCTGACGGAAGGCACCCACGAATGGGTTTACTTCTTGTGAAGCTGAGAAGAAGAGGTTAACTTTACCATTGGTGCTTGAGAAGTCACCAGTGGTTGCGCTAAACGCTTGCTCAAGACCTGAGTCAGTTGCATCTGCCAAGAAGTTTGAACAGTACACGTCGAAGCCATATACGTTTGCTACGAAACGCATACCAGTTGCGATACCATCACGAACAAGTCCTTCGAAACGTGGGTTGTTTGACACGTTTACGATGTTACCTAAAGTGTTCAATGCGTATTCAACTGAAGGATCAACGATAGCAACCAAGTTGTTATCTGGAACGCTTTGCTTTTTAAGGGCATAACGAGCATATGCAAACTCTTTAAGGGTGATTACCTCACCTGATCCAGAGGCTGCAACACGCATCTTAATGCCATTAAGTGTTTCTTCTGAGTTAGCAGAAACACCAGCTTCAGGGGCAGCAAGAGTAGTTGACTCAAAGTGCTCCATGATTGCACGTTCTTGTTCAGGGACAAAACGAGACATCAGTTCGTTAGCATAGAATGTGTCTTGTTCTGCTTTCTTCGTCATGTAAGTAGCTGATGACAGATACTTGTCAACGGAGAATGTGAAGTTACCTGTGTCGAGTGGACGATAAGTAACTGCACTGTCTTCAGAGTAGTTGTCTACCTGTGCCTGACCGATAGAGGGGATGTTGAAATTGTTTCCATCAGGAAAACCATCAAGCATACGCACATATCGCTGTGCCATCATCTCATCACGCAGAATCTCTTTGAGTTCTGTTGAGTAGACTTGAGCACGTTGCAGGAACGAGGTATTAGATGTGGTCATTGCCATTTCTAAGTTCCTTCCTTATGCACCAAACTTGTCACCAAGACGGGCTTTGTCTTCAAACATTTGCTGTTGTGTCTTGGCTGAATAGTACATGTTACGATTTTCCCTACGTAGTTTTTGGTAGTAAGACCAATTACGTTCCGTAGAGGTTTGCATACCGACACCTTCGGTACGAACCGAACCTTGAGTTATAGGACTAAAGGTTTTCTTTGGTTCACCGATAAGAGCAAAGAAGGCGGAAGGAGATTCAGCAGCAATGTCACGCATACGTTCCAATGACATACCTAACTCAAATGCTTTCTTTTCGATTTCAGCCTTGGCTTCAGTGCCAAAACTTTTCTCTAGCTCTGCATCAACTTGAGCAAGATTACGTTTAATAATACTCTCTTGTTCTCGTTGAGTAAGTGTCTGTTCGACTAGGCTCTTCAGGTCTTCCTCATTAATAGGTGCAGTGGTGTTCTGGCTATTAATGCTACTTTTATCTTGAGACACCCCAGAGTTTACTGTAGTAGATTCAGTGGCCTTACTCTGAAGTTGTTCGAAAACTTCCTTTTGGTACTGTGACTTCTTGAGGTCTTCTCTCATTTCTTCGAGTTGAGCCTCTAAGTTTTTGATGTAGCCATCAGCTTCTAACTTGCCTTTGGCTAGTACCTCAGGGTCTTTCCAGTTTTCTCCCTTAGTCTCTACGAGCTTCTGTAAGTACGAATCCTGTGGTGGGGCTTCTTGTACTTGTTGCTCTGCCTGAGTTTGGTCTGTGGTTGGACTCTGCTCAGAAAATACCATAATGTTATTCCTTGTCTAGGTTGATAATATCAAGCACCTTGGTTAGTGCTCTGTTGTAGCCGATACGATCAGCTTGCTTGTAGGCCCATGAGGGGCTGTCATAGTCAGCCTCTGGTCCTGTATCCTTGAGCATAGGCTCAAGTATTTCTCTGAGGCGGTCTAAGCTTTCACGGTTTGACAATATTTTTTGTCGTAGCTCAAACTTTTCCTCAGGTGTTTTGCATTTAGAAAACCAATAGGACTTCATTATTTCTTTTTCATTGGCTTCTTAGTTGTGTTCTTGTAGGGTTTAACCTTGCCTTTTTTGTATGGCATCTTAGAGTCCTTTCTCAATTGCAATTTCTTGCTCTTCCTCTAGTTGAACTTGAGCTTCTATCGACATCTTCTCAGTCTGCATTTGCTCAAGGATAGCTACGTTCTCCGCAAACAAGGTAGGCTCACCTAACTCATCAGCCAAGATACGAGCAAACTCTTTGCCTGACATGTGGACAGCTATAGCTGGGTCAGCTAGTTTAAGTTGGTATAGCTGAGTAATATTCTGTACTCTCTGTGCTCTCTCAGCAAAGTGTCTAGCACCCATAGGCACTATCTTACCGTTAGCTTTGATGTCTTCCTTGGTGATCTCTTCAAAGAAAAAGACACCAGTATCTTCATTAAGGACTCTGATAGTGTCAGCATAATCCATGTTACGTCTAGCTGCTTCTAGCATAGCATTGAGGATAGGCTCTAAGAAAACTCTTTCGAAGTGTGCAGTCTTATGCTGGAAGATACGACCTGCTGCTGTCATCAATTGGTTTACTTCAAAGGCTGTCTTCTCGCCTGCACTACGGATACCCATAGCTTCTCTTGGTGCACCTGCCATCATCTCCATTTTATTCTCTAGGTTTTGAATCTGGAAGTCAGCATTAAGTGCAGTTGCATCTGGTGCTAGGTACCCTACGTCACCTTCTTCACCCATGTATATACGGGCTGCTGGCTCAAAGTCAAAGTCCTCTACGTCACCTCTGATTTTGAGAATAGGATAGGCTATCTGATCGAAGACATCAGCCTTGAGGTTCTCTAGGTGATCAATGCGATATTGCATACCTACTAGGTTATCCAGTGGTCCCATTGCATAGAGGTTATCAGGACGATCTCTCCAACCTGCATGGAAGACAGAAGCTTTGCCTAGCCAACTAGGGTTCTGTTCGTTTGACAAGACATAAGACCTGTCAACAATTGTGATCACACGGTTCTTCATGAACTGATTTGTATCAGCATCGTACATGTCACCGTAGAACGTAAGGATTTCTATATAGTCAGACTCAAAGTATTGCTTGATGTCAGAAAACCCGTCAGCTAAGAACCCCTCTGACTTATGTACATCTACGTCATTACCTGTAGCATATGAACGGTTATACATCATCTTCTCAAAGATGTCGTTCATGTAGGCGTTGTCTACAGTCTCGTCAATTTTTCTTTTGACTTCACCCTTTGTAAGAAGCGTTCTGACAATCTTAGGTGAGTCAATAAAGGAAGCGGCTAAGGGGTTAAAACAAATATCAAAAGGAGAAACACGAACAAGCTTAGGTCCAACATAGTTAACGGCCCTCTCACCATCCTCGTACTCAGTGTAGTCTCTGACAAAATCTACAGTAGCAAAACAGTTTCCGTACTGAATATAATCATTGATAAGTTTGCTTACAGTATTCTCAAAGTCTGACTGACGTATTTTGTTTTCCATGTAGGCTTGGATAACGTCACGTTTATTCTTTGTGTTAGCTTCTTGATCACTCGCTTCAAACCTAAAGAAACGTTTCTGAGGAAACAAAGCTGAGAAATAATTAGCATGTAAATTGTCAGCAATCTGTGTTAGCTTAGGTGTTGTCGTACTGTTAGTCCAAGGCAGCTTACTGTTGGACGTAGTACGGGTATCCGTTGCGTAGATATAGTTACGGATTTCTTTCCACTCTTCGATCTTTTGCTGACGTGAGTTATTCCAAATAGTCCATCTGTCTGCAATCTCCGTAGCTAATGCGTGAGGAGCTATAAGAGAATAGAGATCAATAGTTGTTCCAGCCATTACATTCTATTCCTTAGAGCATTTGCACACATTTCATAAAACTCCTCATCTGTGTAAAAACCTTTTGCACAGTTTACTTGAAAAGTTACAAGCCTTACATTTTCTTTTGTATATCCCATATCTGGTTCTATCCTATCAAGAGATATTGTATCTTTGTTTGCAACACTTTTTCTTGAGTGAGGTTCAAAATCAAAAGCAACAGAAGTTAAAGCACACAAGCCTTCTTGTTCTTCATATAAATCTAAAAGATATTTTACAGTTAAATCAAAAGGTAGCGATTTTATTTTTGCTCTATTTTTTGCAGAATTACAAAGTCTATTAAATTTATACTCTAAATCATTAGATATTTTACTTTTATTTCGGCAGCTAGTAGAACAAAATGAAGAACCTTTACAACTAACTTGAAGAAAGGATTTTCCACAAAGATAACATTGTTTTTCTCTTGGTTTGTTTAAAGTACCTTTAGCCAAAGCTAACGCCTCCAAATCTTTTATTAAACTGTACAACGTTGTCTCTGCTTCTAAAGATTTTCCTAGAAGGTTTAACTGCCATGTCAACTGCTGAAGCTAAGGCATCTATAACGTCATCGTGTGCAGGGTTACGAGAAGACAACTCTTCTTCTAGTATTTGAATGTTGCCACCCCTGTAGTGCCACATGCTCATGTTATCATAACGAGGTTCCAAAATAGAAGCTATCCGTTCCTGTTTGTTGCCTTGGTTCTTATTAGGTCTGTACTCGTTGATACTTAAAGACAACCCATGTTGTTTGATTAGTTCTTTTAGTTGTCTGACAATAGCCATCTGAGCTACTGTTGTTTCGGCCCTCATTTTTCTGAATGACCACTTGTTGACCAGATGAAAGATGTGATCAAAGTAAACTGAGATACGATCAGTCTTGAACCTGTCAATATCTAAAACATAAACATTGTTGTCAGCATCTATTCCTATGACAACGTTAGCTGTTGAGTCAGCCTTCTTAGATAAACTAAATGCAAAGTCAACGGCTGCATATAGGTTTAACTTGTTGTCTTTATAGAACCAGTATCCGTTTTCTTCTTT